GTGTTTATATGCAACATGCGTAATATTTAATGTTTGTCCTCCTGTAAGGCCGTGTAAGGGGCGATTGAATGATGCCTACACTTTGTATGGGGACGCTCAGAGCGGCTCAAGCGAGGGCACCCAGGGCCATCAGTGAGGCTGAAAAGTGATAGGTTCTTTGGGGCCGTCTAGCCGTGGGTAATTTCGCACCACAGTTTTCATTTAGTGACAGAATAACCAAAAACTAATTTATCGTAGTAACTATCAGATTATTATGTATAATTGTACTCAACTATTGTTGGAGTAAAGTAATGGCCTATCAAAAGACCACAGGATCAACAGGTGGCGTTAAAGTAGGATCAACCTATGACGAAGCAAGAACACGTAAAGTTAACGCTGAAGCTGAAGTGGCAGAACTGCACCTAGAAACCATACATGGTAGGTTAATGCCAACCGAAGACGTTATCAAGGAATGGGAAGGTGTACTAGTAGCACTCAAAGGTAAGCTACTAGCACTGCCATCAAAGATTGCACCCGTTCTCGCATCAGAGACCACTACTGCAGGATGTAAGTCAGTGTTGGAAGATGTGATTAACGAAGCACTAGAGGAATTATCGAGCTATGACCCCACAACAGATGTTGCTGAACACGCTGAAAGTGCTAAAGCCGCCGCCAAAATTAAGCGTAAGTCAGTGGGCCGATCAAGAAAGACGCCTTGACTCTCAAACCAGTGCCGAGCCTGGCAGGTGGTACACATCGAGAGCGGAATACCAGCGTGGCATAATGGATGCTTGCTCTGACCCGTCCATACCTGAAGTAGTAGTGATGGCGGCAGCTCAGTTAGGCAAGACCGAGGCTATCTTAAACATCATCGGCTTTCACATGGATCACGATCCAAGCCCTATACTTGTATTGCAGCCTACGCTGGATATGGCGCAGTCATTCTCTAAGGATCGTGTAGCCAACGGCCTAATCAAATCGACCCCTTGCTTAACGGCTAAGGTGAATGAGGCCCGTTCACGAGATTCTGGTAACACAACTCTGCACAAGCTATTCCCTGGTGGCTCTGTATCGATAGTGGGCGCTAACTCACCTTCAGGTTTGGCGAGTCGTCCGATACGATTAGTACTCTGCGATGAAGTGGATCGCTATCCCGCTAGTGCTGGCTCAGAGGGTGACCCTATCCAGCTAGCAAGGAAACGTGCGGCTACCTTTTGGAACCGTAAGATCGTGATGGTGTCTACGCCGACCAACAAAGGCAACAGCCGAATCGAGTTTGCATACGAACACTCTGATCAACGTAAGTATTACATACCGTGCAAGCACTGCGAACATCTGCAAGTAATGAAGTGGAAGAACGTAAAGTGGATTGACGATGATCCTGACACCGCTAAGTACGAATGTGAGGAATGCGCTGTCTTATGGACTGACGCTGACAGGGTATGGGGCATCCGTAACGGGGAATGGCATGCGACCAAGGAGCTAAAGGGTGTGGCTGGATTTGCCATATCTGCACTTAACTCACCGTGGACGCCATTACCTGATGGAGTTAGGGACTTCTTGCTGGTTAAGAAGAATCCTGAGCAATTGCGGGTATGGACTAACACGTATCTTGGCGAGACTTGGGAAGATCAGGGCGAGACAGTAGATGACTATCTGTTGTATGAGCGCCGTGAGGAGATGAAGTACATACCAGAGGAGGTAGTGTTCCTTACTTGTGGCGTTGACGTACAGGATAACCGACTTGAGCTATCAGTCATTGGCTGGGGCCGTGATGATGAGTCTTGGGTAATTTCCCATAAGACGTTGTATGGTGACCCTTCCACTCCTCAATTGTGGACTTCACTTGATTCGTTCCTGTTTGCTAGGCATGAGACTGCTTATGGCAAGGATATGAGTATTAGAGCAACATGCGTTGACTCAGGCGGTCACTTCACTAACTCGGTGTATTCTTACTGCAAGAAGAACTATGGTCGAAGGGTGTTCGCTATCAAGGGTGTTGGTGGTGAGGGCAGGGCGATAGCGGGTAAACCGTCTAAGAATAACACTGTACGGTGCCCACTATTCCCTATCGGCGTAAACACGGTTAAGGACTTGTTGTTTTCTCGTTTGCGTATAGCTGAGGAAGGCCCAGGTTTTGTCCACTTCAACGATACACTAGATAATGAGTACTTTAGGCAGCTCACTGCAGAGAAGATTGTCACCCGTTATCATCGAGGGTATCAGAAGAGAGTGTTTGAAAAGATACGTCCAAGGAACGAAGCTTTGGATTGCATGGTGTACGCACTCGCTGCATATGCTATTATGAATATAAATGTCAACACTATGGCTGATCGTCATGAAAAAGAAGCGGTTGAGTCTGATGTTGAGAAAGTACCTGAAGAGTATTCGGCCCCACGTAAACCGTTTGTGCCAAAGACCAAGGGTGGATTCCTTAATTCATGGCGGTGATAATATATGGCTAACGCATTCGATGTAGCAAATGCCCCCGAAGGCGAACCTAAAGATATTGTTGTCGGTGACTTCATTCAGTGGAAGCGCACTGACTTAGAGAGTGACTATCCCGCAGCTTTATATACTGCAACATACATTGCAAGATCCGCACTAGGCGGTGACAATGAGTTCAAGACAGTAATGACGGCATATGTGGCTGCAATTAGCAGTTCCGCTTCATCTGCTTACGCCAAGGGTGATTACCAGTGGCAGTTGGAGATTCTTCGCAACTCTGATAACGAGCGACTTGTTGTAGGCCGAGGCACATTTACTGTGCTTGCTGACCTAGACTCAGAAGAAGATCCCCGTACTCATGTAACTATCATGCTTGGTAAGATCGAATCCTTGCTATCTGGCAAGGCAGACTCTGATGTGGCTTCATATTCTATAGCTGGCAGGTCTTTAGTTAAACTTACGTTTACTGAGATGCTTCAAGCCAGAGATTACTACCGCAACGAGGCTGCTAGGGAAAAAGCAGTGTCTAACGCTAAACAAGGCCGCAAAGGTGGCGCAACTGTTAAGGTAAGATTCTAATGGGGATTCTAGACATATTCCGCAGTACAAAGACAGACGCTAAACCTAGACGAGTACGAAATTACTCAGGTGCGGCAACATCAAGGTTGTTTTCATCCAGTTTCGGTTCCTCAGAACGTAGTGCAGACAGTGAGCTGCAGTCAGCATTACCTAAGCTAAGGTCTCGCTCAAGGGACTTGGTTCGTAATAACGAGTATGCCAAGCGGTATATGAAGCTGCTACGTAACAACGTCATTGGTAAGAAGGGATTTAATACTCAGGTTAGGGCATTTGGAGGCGATACTAAGTTGGATCAGCCTGCTAACCAGCTAATCGAGTCTAAGTTTGCCCGATGGTGCAGGTTAGGTAACTGTACGGTAGATGGCAAGCTCTCATGGATAGATGTACAGAAGTTAGCTACTGAGACACTGGCCCGTGATGGTGAAGTGTTTATTATCAAGCATCGTGGTGCAAGCTTCCATGATTCGTTCGCTCTTGAGTTCGTAGAGTCTGATCAGGTTGATGTTACCTTTAATCGTAAGGCTCAAGGTGGCAACGAAATCCGTATGGGTATCGAGCTTAACCAGTTTAAGAAGCCTATAGCGTATTACTTCCTTCAAGCTCATCCTGGCGATTCCAATTTCTCGTCAATGACTGTCAAAGAGAAGTATGCTCGCGTTACTGCCGACAAGGTTATACATCTACTAGAGCCTACTCGCGTAGGTCAGACTCGCGGTGAACCGTGGCTGACTGCATCGATGGCGGCAATGAATCAGTTAGGCGCTTTACGTGAGGCAGCTATTGTAAATGCCCGTATTGGCGCATCAAAGATGGGTTTCTTCACCTCTTCTGGCGGTGATGGTTTCGTGCCAGATGATATGGCTGAAGATATTCCTATTATGGAAGTAGAACCAGGCACTATGCACCAACTACCTGTTGGCGTGGACTTTAAGTCGTTTGACCCGCAATACCCTAATAATGAGTTCGATGGCTTCCATAAGGCTGTCCTAAAGGGTGTAGCTGTAGGTTTAGGCCCAAGTTACCCATCATTATCTGGTGATCTAGAGGGAGTTAGCTACAGTTCTATCCGCCAAGGCGCGTTAGACGAGCGAGATTACTACGAGAACGTACAAGAGTTCTTGATTACCCACTTAATCCGACCTGTGTTTGAAGCTTGGCTTGGATCCTCTATGGAGATGGGCACTCTAGGAATTCCTGTTTCACGATTTGATCACTTTGCAGAAGCTGCTCAGTTCAGAGGTCGTGCTTGGAGCTGGGTTGATCCTCTTAAGGAGATGAACGCAGCAGTTACTGGACTGAAGAACGGTGTATTGTCGTTAGATGATGTCGCTAGTCAGTATGGTAAGGACGTTGAGGAGCTACTTGGGCAGATCAAGCGTGACAAGGCGTTAGCTGAACAGTTCGGTATTAAGTACGCAATGGAGCCATTTGGCGGTAATTTAGAGAAAGTGGCACCAGATATTACCGATGATGACTAAAAAATGGTAGAATCGGGTTAAATGCCTTTAGGAGCATGTTATGAGCGAAGAAATAGCTGAGGAAGTGGTCGAAGAGATCCGTTCCGAGGAAGTAATTGAAGAAGTTGTAGTTGAGGACACTGTAGAAGAGCGGTTCGATACTACGGCTGTACAGCATCGAGCAGGCATTGCTCAGGCTGATCATATTAATGAGGGTTCACGAACTGTTGAAATTGCTATTTCCAGTGAAGAGCCTGTATCACGTTACTTCGGTAATGAAATATTAGACCATACTGAGAAATCCATTGATTTGGAGTTCTTGGCATCAGGTCGCGCACCTTTGCTACTGGATCACGATCCTGAGAAGCAAATTGGCGTTATAGAATCTGTAAACTTGGATAGCTCGGCCCGAAGACTACGGGCGACAGTACGCTTTGGAAAAGGTGTACTTGCTAATGAAGCGTTTACTGATGTTGTAGATGGTATCAAGGCTAATATTAGCGTTGGCTACCGCATCAACGAATTAAAGATGGTTAGCAAAGGCGGTAAAGACGATGAGGCAACTTATCGCGCCGTATCTTGGCGACCTGTCGAAGCGAGTTTGGTATCGATCCCCGCCGATGTGACAGTTGGAGTCGGTCGATCTAGCGAACCTTCACCCATCCCTATTATAGAAACTTCATTTAAGGAAGACATTATGTCTGAGATTGATATTGAAGCGGTGAAGGCTGACGCCATGAAATCCGCACAACGTAACGCCGCTCAAATTGTTGAGCTAGGTGCCCGACACAACAAGAGTGACATGGCTCGTAAAGCTATCGCTGAAGGAACTACTATCGAAGAATTCCGTGGTGAATTACTAGAGAGTGTTGGTTCTACTCGCGGCTTAGAAGCTAAGGACATCGGCATGAAGAAGGAAGAAGTTAAACGCTTCTCTCTAGTTCGCGCTATCCACGCTCTTGCTAACCCAACTGATCGCCGTGCTCAAGAAGCTGCTGCATTTGAATTTGAATGTTCACGCGCTGCTGCTGAAAGCTATGGTCGCACTGCCCAAGGCATCATGCTTCCTGCTGAAGTAATGCGTAACTGGAAGAAGCGTGACTTGAACTCTGCTGACGAAGCATCTTTGTTCGCTGACGACTTCCGTGGAAGCGACTTCATTGACGTTCTACGTAACTCATCTTCTGTTATGCAAGCTGGTGCTCGCGTACTAGGTGGCTTGTCTGGTGACGTTAAGATTCCTAAGAAGGCTACAGCGGCTGCTGCTGCTTGGATCGCAACTGAAGGTGGCGCTGCTACTGAAAGCGAAATGACTGTAGGTCAGGTTAGTTTAACACCTAAGACTTTAGGTGCCTTCACTGACGTAACCCGCCAGCTATTGATCCAGTCAAGCATGGACGTTGAGAACTTGATCCGTGACGATCTAGCACAAGCTTTGGCACTTGCCATCGACTTAGCTGGTTTGGAAGGTTCTGGATCTAGCGGTCAGCCAACTGGTATCTTGAATACTACTGGTGTTAACACTGTTACTGCCTTCGCTGCTGCAAACCCTACGTTTGCTGAAGTAGTCGGACTAGAAACTGCCATTGCTAACGATAACGCCCTAATGGGTAACTTAGCATACATCTTACCATCTGCAATGAACGGTGCTCTTAAGACCACTGAGAAAGCATCTGGTACGGCTCAGTTTGTAGCTGGCGGTGGTGACATCAACGGTTATAAGTCAATCGTGTCTAACCAAGGTACTGCAGGTAACATGTACTTCGGTAACTTCAACGACTTGTTAGTTGGCCTATTCGGCGGACTTGACCTTACTGTTGATCCGTATACTCACAGCACCTCTGGTACGATCCGTATCGTTGCGTTGCAGTCAGTAGACATAGCAGTACGTCATGCTCAAAGCTTTGCTTTCGGTAACGATGGTTAATAGCCAAGATAGGGGGCCGTCAAACGCCCCCTTTTATTTTTGGAGTATGTTATGAAGTATGAAGTAATTAGCGGTTGTGTAATCGCAGGTAAGTCATATAAGACAGGTTCTATTACTGAGATTAGTATAGACACTGCAAAGATTCTAGTTTCTATGGGCCGTGTTATCGCTCATAAAGACGAACCAAAGACAAAGACGGAAAACAGATCAGTAGGTTTGGAAACATCTTCCGAAAAGCCTAAGACTCGTTCCCGCAAGAGCAAATAGTGGCAGTAGAGACAGCAGACGAGCGTCTACTACTCCTAAAGGACTTTGGCGTAACTGCCAACTGGTCTAGAGGTTCTGTGGTTGGTATATTTGACAGCTACTACTCTGATGATGATATTGGTGGTGGAACTGCCTTTGCAATGTCTCAGCCTAGATTTCTATGCCAAACCAGTGACATTGTTGGACTCTCCAATGGAGATGAACTAGAGGTTGGAAGTGTCGACTACTACGTTCGTGTAACTATGCCAGACGGTAATGGTATGACTGAATTGGCTCTGGAGCTGAAGTAATGGCACATTTGCGCAAGTTGATTAGAGATAATGTAGTCACTACTCTAACAGGGTTAGCTACCACAGGATCTAATGTGTTTCAGTCTAAGAGCTATCCTCTAACTGGAGATAAGTTGCCTAGTTTAGGCGTGTTTACTCAGGGCCAGGAATCAGACTATTCCACGGTAGGATCGCCACGTTCAGTACAGCACACATTGAATATGAGTGTGGAGATTTACGTTAAAGGTTCAACAGGGTATGATGACTCATTGGATGCGATATCTGAGCAGGTAGAGGCAGCTTTGTACACGGATTTAAGCCGTGGCACTTATGCACTGGATACTCAGATAACAGGGTTCGACTCAAGTTTTAGCGTTGAAGGTGAACAGCCCATCGCTGTAGGTACTTTATCAATAATGGTTAGGTACAGGTCTATTGAAGGCTCGCAAAGCCAGTAGTAGAGAATAGTTTAAATAAACGCGCACTAGCGCATTGGAGAAGTTAAATGGCTAGCCATACAGGTAATGACGGTTCAGTTTACGTTGGTGCGAATGCAGTCGCTGAGTTGATAGATTGGTCTGTTGACACAACTGCTAATACAGTTAATGACACAGTTATGGGTGACGCTTGGGAAACCAGCAAAGTTACTACAAAGGCTTGGTCAGGCTCAATCAATGTTCAGTGGGATCCTTCTGACACTAACGGTCAGGAAGGCTTGAAAGAAGGCGATGAGGTTACCTTAAATATGTACCCTCTTGGCAATACTTCAGGGCTTGCATATTTCTCTGGCGCTATTCAAGTTACTGGTGTTAACCGCACTGGCTCAAACCCTGAAATCATTAAGGCTTCAGTTAGCTTTACTGGTAACGGAGCTATGACCTACGGCACTGTAGCGTAATAATATGGGTAAGCTAATTGATGTGGCTGTTTCTCACTTTAGTAATTGTGTAATTCGCACACTAGAAGTGCCAGAGTGGGATGCTACGCTATATGCGAAGAACCTCACTCTGAACGATAAAGCCAAGTGGCTGGGTCGTGCGGACAACGATACTACTGATTATTTATGCTACTCCGTCATCTTCGGTGTTACCGATGCAGAAGGGGAAATGGTGTTTGATATTGCGGATAAGACTAGGCTTCGTAACAATGTGAATCCTGAACTTGTTTCACGTATAGCCAACTTCGTGTTAGCTGTACCCGATAAGGCTGAGGCCGACCGCGAAAAAAACTGATAGATGACCAAGGTACCCCGACTGAGTTATACTTAATGTACAATTTAGCCGAACACCTTGGTCAACCACTATCGACCATATTAGATATGACAGTTACTG